ATGAAGCACCGTCTCCTCCTCGCTGGTATCGCCGCCCTCGCGCTGACGCTCACCGCGTGCTCCGCGCCGGCCGCGAAGCCGACCGAGACGCGCACTGTCATGCAAAGGGCGATGGACAAGTGCGACCTGATCAGTGTGTCGCCCGGGCTGTCTCTCGGCGATGAGAAGCACACGCTCATCCTCGACGGCAAGGGCGAGGAAGACTCGGACGGCATGAGCACCGAAACCGAGCTCTGTGTGCTGAAGGCGCTCAATATCACCGATGCCGCGCTGAACGAGATTGAGACCACGCGCGCACTCGATGGTCGCCAGGAGGCGAGTTGGGGCAAGGTCGACGCGTCCTGGACCTACCACCCCGACAACGGGCTCGACATCACCCTGACTGAGAAGTAGCCCGGGCCCGTCAGGCAGCCGCGCGGCCGCGACGACGCGCCGGCCTATCCAGCGTCAGCCGCCGGAGCCGGTGCACGAGCTGAGGGAACTCCTCCTCGGCATCTTGACGATCCAGCATGCCGAGGAGGAGCTGCTGGTAGCGGGTGGCCGAGAACCCGAAGGTCTGCCGGATCATCTCCTCTTTGTGACCACCGCTGGCCGACGTCGCCTCTTCGAAAATCAGGATGAGTCGTTCTCTGGCGGACAGCACGACGGCTATTCTCTGACCGACCTCCGACATCCGCGACCGGGCTTGAGCGCGCCGCTCCGATATTGCACAATTCGAACAAAGGTTCGAAGGTCGGGAGGTGTCGTTGGCGGTGTCATGGTCCCCGGCGGCCCACGCTCGGCCGGCTGAGTGGCTGCTTCGCGTGACGGAGTCCCAGCCGCCGTACGCCATCGTGCGCCGCTTCCTCCTCGGCGACCCGAACCGCCCCGACGAGTGGTTCCGCGTCGTCACGTGGGCGCCGACATCCGAGGCGCGCGAACTCATCGGATGGGTGCGCTCCTTCGACAGCGCATGCGCTCTCGGCTGGGATCACTACTGCGCGTTCCAGTCCTGGCGATCGCACATGGCGGCGCGACGCACCGACGCGACAGTGATGACTCAGCTCAAGCCCGCTGCCGCGGAGCTCGTGAAGTTCTGGCGCACGCACGCCGGAAAGGAGAAGGAGCCCCGGCCCACCCGAAGGTGAGCCGGGGCTCGTAGTGCTTCTCGCTGCACCTCGCGTCAGGATAGGCCGGGTTCGGTCGGGACGGCTAGACACCGATCACTGGCAGCTATCGCAGGCTGGGCTGGGTGCCCGCGGCGGGCTGGTCGGGGTCGGCCGGGGTGACGGCAGCCGGCGTGCGTTGGGCGTCGATCTTCTTGACGGATCCGAGGCCGATGCTGGTGAGCCAGCGGTCGACGGCGGGGATGGCCATGATGCGCGCGATCGCGCCGGCGGTCGCCGTGATCGCGCCGGCGAAGGCGACGAGGGCGATGTAGAGCTGAGAGTCCACCGGGAGGCCGAGAGCCTCGATGATCTTGGGGAGCACGAGCGCGAAGGCCAGGAAGGCAGGGATGCCGACCTGCACGATGGTGCGGAGGACGCGCTGGCCCTTGTTGACGATGTCGGGTACGGCGAGGTGCTTGCTCATTGAGAGCCTCCAATCGGAGTCGCGGCGCACGCGTAGGTGGGCGCCTGGGGATCGAATGGGTCCGTGCGGGTGCACGTGTAGGGAAGGCCGAGCGCGTCGGTGTAGGTCCAGGAGAGCGGCGGCTGGCCGTCGGCACCTGGCGGCCCCGCGGCACCGGCCGGTCCAGCTGGGCCGGCGGCACCGGCCGGACCCTGAACTCCAGCCGGGCCGGCGTCGCCTTGAGAGCCCGGGCTGCCATCCGTGCCAGCAGCGCCGGGAGGGCCCTGAGGTCCGGTCTGGCCAGGCACGCCCATGTCGCCCTTCTCGCCGCGCTCGCCGGTCGGCCCGGTGGGGCCGGTCGCACCTGCGGAGCCCTGCGGGCCCGGGATCGCTTCGGGTGCTGGTGCCGTGGGTTCGCAGTTGCTGGACTCGGTGCAGTCGCCGTACAGGCGGGAGTACTGGGTGAAGAGACGGTCGTACTTCTGCGAGAGGTTGTTGTACCGGTCCACGCCCCCGTCGATGCGTCCCTGCTGCACCCAGAATGCAGCCGTGACGCCGGCGATCGCCAAGACGATCAGTAGCCCTGTCAGCGCGTTATAGACGCGGCGCGCGATGACCTTGCGCTGCATGCTCAACCTCCCAGCGCTCTCTGGATGAACGGCGTCAGGATCGCGGCGACGATGGCGAGCACCGCGAGCGCGATCGACAGCCGGGCTTTCGCCTTGTCCTTCTCGGCCTCTGCTTGCGATGACCGCACCTCCTCGATCGCCTTCCGGTTCGCCTCGATGTCCTTGCGGTCCTCGTCGCGCTCGGACGCATTCTGCCGCTGGAAGATCGCAAACACCTCGGCCGTCACGAACCCCTTGGCCATGTCGTCGAGTCGCCGCTCGATCCGTTTCAGCCCCTCCAGGAGCTCCCAGCCGTTCGGTTCCGGACGGTCTGGCATGGGCACTCCTCACTCGGGGGGTATTAATTCGGGAACGCGTCGATTAATGTGTGCGCATGAGCAACATCTCGGGGGAGAAGCCGGTCAAGCTGCGATACCAGCTGATCGTCGGTGGGATCGTCGTCGTCGCGCTTGCCGCTCTGGCGATCGGTGTGGGCGTCGGCGCGCACGCGGCGCAGGTGAAGGCCGACGCAGCGAAGGCCATGACCGCGGCTGCGCCTGCCTACGAGGGCACCATCGAACTCGGGGGAACACTCGACCAGCTCAATGCCCAGTCAGTGCAGGCCAAGGCCGCGTACGACGCCGAGCAGGTCCGGATTGCCGAGGCAGCTGCGAAGGCGAAGGCCGACGCTGAAACGAAGGCGGCAGCGGACGCCAAGGCGGCTGCCGATGCGAAGGCCGCCCGCGAGGCCGCCGCCAGCAACGCCTCCGACTCGGACGACGCAGGGGCGGGGTCGGATGCGCCATCAGGTGGTAGCGGCGGGCTGCCGGGCGGGTCCCCAGTGCCGAGCATCCCTGGTACGGATGCTCCGGACACGACGAAGTGCGCGTCCGGCTCAGCGTCCACAGTCAATGGCGTTCCCACCTGCGACTAGAGGCCCGCTGCCTTCAGCCGCTCCTCGTGGTCCTGGATCACGGGGATGCACGCCAACGCGAGCCGCTCATACTTGACGCCGAACGGTAGCCCTTCCTCGTCGTAGTCGACCGCCCAGTGCAGCCCCAGCTCGTGGAGCTCTTCGGCGATCACTCCCCACTCGACTGCGGCCTCGTCGCCGAGCTCTTCGACCGCGATCTTGTAGCGGAAGGTGACGACCCGCATCGCGAGCATCGCCTCTTTGACGTCGGGGGCGTTGACGATGTCCTGCTTGAACCGACGCGACGACGGCACGTACCCCATGTCGCCGCCGGACCAGACGTACTGCACGCGGTACGCGGATGTCAGGAGGTTGTTGTAAACGCCGGTGCTGTTCACGCCCGCCGGAAAAGTCCCTGATCCGCTGGCAGTAACGTTGCCCGGCGTGATGTTGCCGGGCGACGCGACCTTGTTGTCGATTTGGGTCTTCGTGTAGGAGTTTGCCGCTATCGCTGTCGCGACCGTCGCGTTGATGTTGGCGAGCGCGGCCTGCACCTGCGCTACAAGCGAGCCGGTGGAGGTGCCGGTGGGGCGCTGAAGGGTACGGAGTGCCTGTTCGACGGCGCCGAGGCGGTCGGCGAGGATCTGCCAGCCGTCGCCGGGCGGTGGGCGGTAGGTCATGAGCCCTCCAGGGCGGGTGCGAACTGCAGCTTGACGGTCCGGCCCTTGTGGTCACCGGAGCGGCCGACGAGGCGCCGGCGGAATTGGCCGCCGTCGGGGTACCAAGGGTCGCCGATGCGGAGCTTGCGGTTGTACTTCGCGATCTTCACGGTGTGGAAGTCGCCGACCGCGTACTCGGCGATCGAGGGGCGCCCGTTCACGAGGGCGTCGAACGACCATGTCTCGAGTGGCGCGTTCTGGACGTCGGCCGCCGCGAGGCTGTCGAGGTAGGGCTGCTCGGAGACGTCGGTGTGTGAGGAGTCGAAGGACTCCATGAGCGGGTAGCCAGCGTCGATCAGGGTCGGGTCGTAAGCGCGGGCGACCTTCACGGTGTCGGTGGAGCGGCCGCCGACCTGCCAGGCGAGCGATGCAAGGCCGGTGGCGTCCTCGTCGACCTGGAAGTTGGAGATGGGCGACTTCTCCGCAGTGAGGTCCCACGTGACGTCCGAGAGCGAGGTAATGAACGGTTGCGCGCCGGTGCCGGTCTGGAACAGGAACTCCAGCCCCTTCCGGTCGGCGCGTAGCCGGCCCTGGAAGTTGACCTCGGGACCGCCGATCACTCGGCTGGTGTCCCGGATGAAGTCGCCGACCGTGCGGAACTCGGTGCCCTGGATCGTCCGATTGTGGTTGGTGTTCGTGGACGTCTCGTCGGGCTGGAAGATGATGGGGAGGTCGCCGCCAGTCCACGCGATCGCCTGCTGGATGACCCGCTTCAGAATGGTGCCGAGCCAGAGGCCGGTGTATGTGGACGCGAGCGCGGGGTTCGGGATCGTCTTCGTCGGGTCGGTGGGGTCGGGGATGATCCACTGCGTGAGCCCGTAGGTCTGGGCGATGACGGGCAAGATCAGCCGGTAGTCGAAGATCGATTGCACGCCGGCGGCGCCGAGCTGGACCGTGCCGCGGTCGCGGTCGTACCGTCGCGCCCAGATCGGGCCGCCGGCCATCACCAGGTCGCCTTCCATGACGGCGAGGATCGTCTTCCCAGGAGTGGTCGCAGAGCGCGGGGAGAGTGCCTGCACGGCCGGGTTCCGAACGCTGATAGTGGCGTTGATCGTCTCGGCCGTGTTGAGCCGGTCCTCCCAGTCAGCTGACCGCACCGGTAGGTCGACGAGACGATCCCCGGTGCGAAGGTCCGCGACGACGATGCGAGTGCTCACTGGCCGGTGAAGCCCTTGCGGAGCTTCAGGAACGTTGCGTCGTCCACGGCGAGGTACGGACCGAAGATGCTCGTCCACACTGCGCCGTCGCCGGCCGGGATCGGGTACCAGAGGTCCGGGCCGCCGGCGACCCACTGCTGCGTCTTCGTGTTCGCGTACACGCGCACCGGGCTGCGGCCGGCCGCCAGGCACGCAGACGACAGGAAGTTGAACGCAGCACCCGAGAGCTTCACGACCTTGAACTGCTGCTGCAGTTCGTCGGAGAGCTCCGCCGGGATACCGGCGAAGATGCCCGGCGCGGCGAGCGCACCCACACTGGAGTCCTTGTTGATCGCGACGAACATGTCGTCCTCCTGCTCTTCTTCTTCGATTGGGGTGACGCTGTCGAACGCCGTGGTCGTGAGGGAGCCGACGTACTCCCAGTGCCAGGACTCGCGGGAGGCGCGCCCGGTCGCCCAGGACCAGCCGAACCGGGCAGCGTTCGCCTGCAGCCACTTCCACACCGGGCCGTCATTGACGTAGGTGGAGCCCTGCCATCCGCCGGCCGCGGTCTCGTACCCGGTGATGTCGACGGCGAGTGCCCACCCGTGGTTCGAGGTGTCCGGGATCGCGGCGGTGTCGGCGCCCGGGTTCTTCGTCCAGTACGACCCGTTCCACCAGAGCCCGGTGCTGTAGGAGACCTTCGTGTAGCGCTGGGTGAACAGGGTGATCTGCTCTGCTTCAGGCCGGTACGCGGAGGAGCCCGGCGCCGCAGTGATTGTGCGGCCGATGTCCTCCTTCATCGCGGCGTTCATCGCCTTGAACGAGGCGGCTGCGGTCGGGTGAAGGTAGTCGCCGCGGCCGGTGATGTCGACCATGAGGTCGGTGGGGATCTGCCCGTTCTTCTGGCCGGGCCACGACAGGCTCACGGGTACGCCACCCAACTGAACTTCACCAGCGTGTTCGCGAGGCGAGCGCTGGAGTCGGTCCTGTAGTACACCACCTGGAATGTGGTCGCTGTGATCGCCCCAACGGTCGGCTTCGCGATCGCGGACTTGTTGTTGACGTCGTCGGTGAAGTACGGCGTGAGAATGATCACGCTGGGAGCGGCGGGGAGCCCGTGCGCGTTCCCATTCAGCAGACCCGAAGCGTCGGTCGTGGCCGTGATCACGCCGGTGCGCGGCTGTGTCTGCAGCCACGCGGCCCCGTTCCAGGTGTAGTCGGCATTGTAGGTCGCAGTGGAGTCCGCATAGACGAGCGCGGCCTGCCCGAAAGGCGCCGTCGTCCACGCCTGCAGATCCTGATAACTGCGGAAGGCGACCTTGCCGCCGGTGAGCGCCGTGAAGGGCGCGATGTCCTTGACCACCACCCCCGCAGATGATGTCGTGGTGGCGGTCGAGGGCACCTGCACCGACACCACGGGAAGCGCGCCGTCCGGAAGCAGAGCGAGCGCATCGGCGAGCTGCGGGGTCGCGGACTGGCCGGATGACACGAAGCCGAAGGTCGGCGTGTTGTTGCCGTCGCTGTACGGGGCCGCGGCCTCGTTCTGCTTCGCGTAGACGACGTGGATGACCTGGTTCGAGGACGGGATCGAGAGGACCGGTGACTGGGCAGTGCCGTCGTTCTGAGTGAAGAGCGGGCCGCCACCGCGCACGAGCGCTGCGTTGAACGCGCGCAGGTCGATGCGCATGTCACCGGTGCGCGCAGCGCCGATGGTGGCAGCGGGGCCGCGGTAGAAAACGCCGGCACGCGGGGTGCCGTCCGTGTTGCGCACGAGCAGACCGGCGAGGTCCTTGCGCAGCTCGGTGGAGTCCACGATGCCTGACGGACCCGGGAATGCTTCGTTGAGTGCCACGAGGGGTGTCTCCTATCGGTAGGCGGGACGCAGGCGCGGAGCGGAGAGCGTGGGCGTCCCCGTGACCGTGCCGATGGCGTTGAACTGGATCACGATCGACGACTTCGGGGGGACGACGATCAGGTCGTCATAGGTGAGCGAGCGGGTCACGTCATTCGTCGGCCCGTCGATGTACACGCGCCCCGTCGACTGCTCGAAGGTGACGGTGGAGTCCACGGGCACGAACCGCTCGAACCGTTTGTGCTCGCCGGTGCCGATGATGAAGAAGTCGAACCCGCCTGAGCTGCCACCGCCGGTGATGACCAGGTCCGGGACGGTGTAGGAGGTGCCCTCGTTGGTCAGCACGAGCTGACCCGGGTCGCCCGGCGTGCCGTAGTCAATCGGGTAGGTGATCGGGTAGGGGATGCCAGTTCCTGGCTGCGGGAGCCCGGTCGACGGCGCCGGAGACACGATCGGGCCGTAGCGCTTCGGATCCGCGGCCTTCAGCGGGATCGTCGTCTGTGCGACGCCGTCCTCGTCCTGGATCGGGAACTCGATCTTGCCTGCCAGCCGTTCAGTCGCCGACCGCGGCCCGCGCGGATCCTCGACCGTCACCTCGAACGGATCGACGAGCTCCTGGAGCGCCATGACGATGTCGTGGAGCGCATACACGGCGGACCCGTCGCCCGGGTCGACGAGTCCGATCGTGAACTCGTCGAACCGCGGGCGAATCTGGGGCATGTCGACGTCGAACGAGCCCTCGCCGAAGGGGCGATCATCGGCGTCGATCACGGACTCCGCCGAGTCGAACCAGTTCGTGTCGATCAGGTACGGGATCGTCTGTCCGGGTTCGTTGGTGACGGTGAGTCCGGGTAGCTCGACTCGGATCATCGCTTGAGCCTCCGTTCGAGCGCCGCGGCCGCCTTGTCGGCGATGTCCTGTTCGTTCATGCCCTCGGACGGGTAGATGTTCTGGACGACGGTGAGGCCCGCGGCGGCCGGTGCCCGGCGCGCGGTGGTGCCGCCCTCGGCGAAGCTGCTCGCACCTACCGGAACGAGCTGGTATCCGAACTGCGTCGCGACGGTCTGCAGGATGGCCGTCGAGCGGTCGCGCTTCGACGGGGCCAGAGGGATGTACGCCTCGCCGCCGGTCTCCGCCTCAGCCCACACGCGCACCGTTCCCGCGCGGGCGATCTGCGCGATGTGACGCTCGCGAATGCCGCCGCCGGCGAAGTGCTCGACGCTCGAGTAGATCGCGCCCTGGGCGTTGAATCGCACGTTGGTGCCGGGGATCTGGTAAGCCGTGCCGCCGTAGGCGTCCACGTACATCCGCAGCCGGCGGCCGTCGTTGGTCGTGATGAAGGTGTTGATCTGCGACTGGGCCGACGCCGTGTCGGCGAGCACCTTGAACTCCTTGGAGGACGGGATCCGGTAGATCGAATCCGCGAGCGCGACCGCGGCATCGTGGTTGCCAGTCAGAGCCGTGATGTTGTCGATGAGCGTCTGGCGCCCAGCTTCCAGGTTCGCCCGGTAAGCGTCCGTGTCGTGGTCGAGGTCGTACTGCGCCTTCGCCGCGTCCTGCGATTTCGCGGCCAGCTCGGCGAACATCTGTGCATTCTTCGACCCTGCGGCCGTCGACTGATCGAGCGAGGTCGAGTAGCCGTCCTGGCCCTCGTGCGCCTTCTCGATCGTGTCCTGCACCGACGCGAGCGACTGCTGGTATGCCGCGTTGGCCGAGACGGCGTCCTGGCCAACCCCGTTGGCCTTGTTCACGGACTCGATGAGCTGGTCGATCTGGTCCGTGAGGTCGCTCGCCTGCTTCGCGGCTTCGGCATACGCGGCCGCGGCGGTATCGGCGCTCTTGCCATTCTCGTCGAGCGCAGAGGTCGACTCCTTCGACGCGCCCACGCCGCTCTCCTGCGCCTCGGCGAGGTTCTCGTGCGCAGTCTTCGCGTCCTCGATGTCCTTGCGGGCCACGTTGACACCGTCGGCCAGCGCCGACGCCTCACCGCTGAAGGAGCGCAGGATGTTGCCGCCGACCCCAACCGAGGCGTAGTAGTCCGCGCTCTTCTTGTTGTAGCTGTCGAGTGCGTCGCCGCCCTCGAATACCGCGGCGTTGACCTCCTTGATGCTGATCCCGGCCTTCTTGGCAGCGTCATACACGCCCTGGTCCTGGAGCTGCTTCTGGATGGTCGCGCGACCGTTGTTCGTCAGCGCGCCGGTCTGCTCGTCGATCTGATCGGTGAGCTCCTGGACATTCGTGCCCGACTTCACCTGAGCGCTGGACCACACACCGAGGAGTGCGACAGCGGCGGTGAGCGCGATGCCCCACGGTCCGGCGAGGAACGCGGCCGCCCCCTTCAGCCCGGCCGTCGTGCGCGGCATCTCCTCCGACAGCGTCGCGACCGCGGCCTTGAACTGGACGACCTTCGGGACCGTCACCAGGAGCGTGCCGCCGAAAAGCGCGACCGCGGCCGTGCCGACGCCGATCGACAGCGCCGCGGCCTGCACCGGCTCGGGGAGGCCGCCGTACCACTGCACGACCTGGGTGAGGGTCTGCACCATCTCGCGGAGGACGTCGTTCCCGGCGGATCCGGAACGGATGAGCGCGGTGTCGAACGCGGCACCGAGCTTCGTGACGTCACCCTCGAGGCTGTCGAGCTTGCCCTGTGCCTGCTCGGCTGCGAACCCGCTGTCGTCGACCTTGTTGACCCAGTCGCCGATGCCCGCGGCGCCCTCCTTGTAGAGGACGTTCGCAGCGCGGATCGCGTCGGTGCCGAAGATGATCGAGAGCGCCTGGTCGCGCTGCGCCTGGGTGGCTCCGCGGAGCCCGTTCTCGAGCTGACCGGCGAGTGCGGTGATGCCGACGAAGTTGCCTTGGGCGTCGTACGCCTCGATGTTCCACTTCTTCATCTCCTCCTTCGCCTGCGCGGACGGCGAGGCGAGGGAGAGCAGCATCGTCTTGAACGACGTGCCGGCGTCGGAACCGAGGAGGCCCGCGTTGGCGAACGCCGACAGGGTTCCGACCGTATCCTCGATGGAGAGACCGAACTGCGAGGCGACCAGACCCGACTGGTTGAGCGCCATGCCGAGGTCGTCCACGCCGCCGAGCGCCTTGTCGGCGCCCGCCGCGAGGAGGTCGGCGAGGTGCGGGACGTCCTTGCCGGCCAGCTTGAACTGCGTCATCGCGACAGCGGCGATCTGCGTCGACTTCGCGACGTCGATCTGGCCGGCGGCCGCGAGGTTCAGCGCGCCCGGGAGCGCCCCGCCGAGCTGCTCCTGAACGCCGACGCCCGCCTTGACGAGCTCCGTCTCTGCCTGGGCGACCTCGTTGGCCGAGAGGCCGATGTTCTGGCCGCTGGTGAGCGCCGCCTCGGAGAGGTCGTGCATCTGCTCGGTGTTGGCGTGAGCGAGCGTGCGGACCTGGGCCAGCTCACCGCTGAACGACGAGAACTTGGCCACGGCGGTGCCGACCATGACCGACACGGCCGCGCCAACGCCGAGGAACCCGGCGCCGACCTCCTTCGAGGCGGCCTGGCCCTTCTCAGACATGGAGGTGAACTCCTGGCCGAGGCTCTTCGTCGTCGCGGTGGTCCGCTGCTGAGAGCCGCCGAGCGCGTCCGTGTCGGACTTCGCCTGGCGCTGCTTCTTCGACGTGTCGTCGGTCTTCTTGCCGAGATCCTCGGTGGCTGTGCCGGTCTGCTTGGCGGTCTTCGCCGCGCTACCGAGCGCTCGGTCCTGGTCCTGGATTGCCCGCTTGCCCGCTTCGGCCCCGATGACCTGGATCCGGTAGATCAGTGCGCCGGCGTCGAACATCCGCTACCGCCTTCCATAGCCACGTCTCGGGACGGTCGAGGAGCTGCTCGACTGCGAATCGGATGAAGTGCCAGGGGCGGTCACGCATGGCGGCGTCGAGGTCGGTGATCAGGCCTGCGCGGAGCAGGTCGAACTCGACCTCCTGATAGAGGTGGGGCAGCGCGGTGGACCAGAGTTCGAGGGCGGTTACCCCCGCCGTCGTGGCTTCTTGCCGTTCTGCGCGACGCTCCGCTTCCATCGCGGCAGCCGCTCGAGCGCGCTTCCATCCATCGGGGAAGACGTAGTGGTCGTACCGGCCGGTGACGGGGTCGGGGTCGCCAACACCGAACTCTGCGATGTCACCAACGGTGAGATCCCCAAAGTCATGGTCAGCGACCCCAGGGCTTTTACCCCGCCGGCCATCCCGCCTCCGGCGGCGAAGTACTCCTGCACCCCCTTGATGCCGAGCACGGAGGACCAGTAGAACGCCGGGAGGAGCACGTCCTCGCCCTCGGAGAGCGTCAGCTGGTTGAACACGCGGCGACTGTTCTCGCCGTCGGTGATCCAGTCGCCGTTCTCGTCGACCCCGTTGACCGCCCAGTTGAGGACGGTGGCCATGTCGGGCGGCGCGTCGGGCAGTCCGTCGAGGGGCTGCTGCGAGGCGATGCGGAGAAAGTACTCGGTGAGTTCCTGGCCGCGGCGGCCGGGAACGGGGCGGATGACGAACGGGTCATCCACCCCGTCGATCGTGATGTGGAGGTCACGCCCCTGCTGCGTGAACGATGCCATCGGTGATCGGTGCCCTTCTGGCCTATGCGGCCGTGTAGTTGAACGTGTCGGACGCGCCGGCCGGGTTCGTGAGGATGATCGCGGCCGCGCCGGTAACGGTGGGCGGGATGACGAAGACGAGCGTGTTCTCGTCGATCGGGGTGATCTTGGTGATCGCCTGGCCGTCGATGGTGCCGCTCGTCACGGTGTCGAGGTTGTAGCCGCGGATGACGAGCTGGTCGCCCGTCGTCTTGCCGTTCGCCGTCGGGATCGACTCGATGGTGGGCTTGCCGTCGCCGGCGACCGGGGACGGCACGTCGCGCACGACGCCGTCGCTGGTGAGAGTGAACTTGTAGCCGCCCTTGTCGGCGTAGCCGGTGTTCAGCGGCACGAACGCGACGGAGTAGGAGCCCTCGGTCGCGTCGAGCGAACCGTCGAGCGCGTCGAACACCTGGGCGTCGAGCTTGTTCGCGGCGCCCTTGGACTTGCCGGCCTTGATCAGCGCCTTGAGCCACGGCTGGGCGATCGCACCGGTGGCGTCTCGGACGGCCTCGACGTCGAAGGTGACGACGTGGCTGTAGCCGATGATGTCGGACGAGTCGGTGCCCTTGGTGCCGTACACCTCCCGCTTTACCGTGACGGGCGTCGGGGTGTCGAGGAGGTTGTTCACGTCACCGGTGATGTTCTCGAACGTGCCGAGCCGCTTGACGCGGATGATCTGCTGGTGCGCGAGTGCGACGGAACCCTCGGTGGGCACCGTTGCGTCGTAGATCGAGGGGTCAGACATGCGTCTCTCCTTCGTGGTGGTTGTGGTTGGTGCCGCTGGTGCGACGGTCCCGGGTGGGGTCTATGAGTGGCGGCGGCCGCGGAAGTAGAGCGTCACGGTGCCGCCGGGCCGGCCGCTGCTGTCCGCTGTGAAGGGGAGGCTGTTGCGGTACTCGACGAAGCTGATCCGCACGTCGCCGAAGACGACGCGCTCGAGGTGCTCGAAGCACTCGCGGATGCGCCATCCGAAGCCGAGCGCGTCGGTCGCGGTCGCGCCGGGGGCGAGGCGGTAGCGGAACTGGATCGGCGTGATCAGGTTCTCGCGGCCGTCCGGTGTCGGGTCGAGCACCGTGAGCACGATGCACCGGTCGATCGTCGTCGGGAGTTCGGGCCCGTTGGTGAAGATGCCGACCTCGGGGTCGGCGTACTTCGGGCCGTCGAGGCGGAACTCGCCCAGGCCAGCGTCGGCGGCGTGCTGCGCGACACCGCGGGCGAGGCGGACCGGGTAGGCGATCTGGTCAGCCACCGGCTTTCGCCTCCTTGCGGATGATCGCGGCGATCTGGCGGCGGTTCTCGCGCGCCGGGTTCTCGACGTAGTGCGACTCGCGGCCGTTCTGGAAGTTGGAGCCGCCCTTGTAGTGGCGGCCGAGGGAGTCGATCAGTTCGCCGTCCTCGTGCCAGCGTGCGGCGTATGGGGCGTCGAACACGACGTCGGCCTCGATACCTTCGGCGTCGTCGGCGCGCTGGACGGTGCCGGATGCGCTGAGGTCGCCGTCGCGGAACGGGACGCGCTCCTTGGACAGGCCGAGGAGGAACTCGGCGGCGAGATTCACGCCGCGCTCGGAGCCCTGCAGCATGGCCTCGATGACCGCCTCGCCGTTCTGCTTGCTGGTGACGTCGATGCGGTAGGACATGGGCTACTCCAGGTAGAGCTCGACGTGGTTCGGGGTTCCGCGGTAGTCGAAAAGGGCGGAGTCGATGACCTGGGTGCGGCGGTGACGGGTCGTCCCGGGGAACACGGTCACGTACGAGCCAGGCTGGGTGTCGTCCTCCGGAAGCACGACGACGAACGTGGTCGCGGTGATCTCCTGGCCGACGGTCTCGGACGTGGAGCGGCGATCGACGACGAGGCGGCTCTTCTGCTCGACGTACGCGGGCCGGTCCTTCACCGCCGGAGCGAACGAGACGCTTTCCGCGGTCTCACCGTCGAGCCGTTCGATGTCGATGCGGTGCGGGAGGTGCTTCTTCCGGAGCCTCATCGCGAACTGACGATCCGGGCGATGATGCCCTCGTTGGCGAGGATCTCGACCGCCTCCGGGGAGACGCGCGAGTCGTTGGCGCTGCGCGTGTTCTGGGCGCCGCCGCCGACGCCGGTCCCGCCGAGCGAGACGGAGCCGATGCGGACCGGCCCCATGGTGGACTCGGCGCCGGTCGGGTCGTCGGTGGTCTCCCAGTACTCGACCTGGGCGCAGGTCGCCTCGGTGAACGCCTTGGAGACGTCGGGGTCGGTCGGGAAGCCGTCCTCGTCGATGTCGAAGCGCGCCAGCCGTGTGAGCCCGTCGATGACGCCCGACGCGCGGCGAAGCCGCTTGAGCAGCTTCGCGTCGTCACCGTCGAATGGCTCCTCCGCGTAATCGGTGTAGTCGGCGACGTCGGCGTAAACGCGCTGAGCCATGCTCAGTCCTCGACGGTTCCCGCGTCGGCCAGAGATTCGGCGCCGTCGGACGCGGCCTGCAGCTCGGACTCATCCACGCCGGCCTTCCGCAGCTCGCTCTCCGCGTCGCTCGCGCTGGCTCCGATGACGCTCTCGAGGTGATTGGCCAGGGCCTCGACGTAGTCTGCCTTCGACCACTTCGCCTTCGGCTTGATCCCGGCCTCGTCGGCGAGGGCTTTCAGCTCGGGAACGGTGAGCGAGCCGAGGCTCTCGTCGCCGTCGTGCGCGCCGACCGCGGTGCCGCTGATCGCGGCCGTCTCGGCGACCTCCGGCTCGACCTCGTAGCCGTGCATCGCGTACGCCGCGACGAGGTTCGGCTTGTCGGACAGGTCGACGTCGGCGTAGCCGTCGATGAACTCGATCCCGCCGATGCGGTCGCGGATTCGGCCAAGCTGCGGCCGCGGGTGCTTGATGCGTGCCATCGTGGTGGCCTCCGATCTGGTGTCTGTGGGGCGGCCCCGGAGTGTGTCTCCGGGGCCGCCAGGGGTGGTGCTAGCGGGCGTTCTCCGGGAGGGACTGCTGGTCCTTCACGGTGTCGTCCTTCGGGTCCGCGCTGTCGTTGACGAGCGCCTTCCCGTCCGGCGTGGTCTGGCCCTTGTAGGGGGTGCCGCCTGGCTGGATGGCGTTCCAGATCTCGTCCTTGCCCTTCGCGGAGCCGAGGTCGATCTGGTGCTCGGCCGCGTAGGCGGTGAGCTGCTTCACCGTCCACTTGTCGGACGGGTCGCCCTCGGGGTACGGTCGCTCCTGCTCCTTGTCGGAGCCGGACACGTCGTAGCCCTGCCTCTCGAAGTACGCGATCGCGTTCTCGTCGTCGGTGTGGCCGACGCCGTTCTCGAAGCGCACGCCGGCCACGGTCCCGTCGAAGGTCTCGACGGGCGCCTTGATGGTCTTCTTCGCCATGACAGCTCTCCTTAGCTGACGCGGACGTTGCGGAGGACCGCAGCGGCCTTGGTCTTCTTGAGTGCGACGGCGACGGGGCCCATCTCGACCTCGCCCTTCTTCACCGCGCCGGCGGTGGAGAAGTCGGGCAGCCACGTCTGCACGAGCTGGCCGCCAACGGTCGAGACACCGTGGAAGCCGTCGATGCCGACGCGGACCGCGTAGAGGTCGGTCAGGCCCGTGGTGGCCGTGCCGCCGATGGTGCGGGTGGCGATCGGGATGATCGGGTTGTTGGTGCCCGGCTTGTTGCCCGGGTCCGCGAACACGATGTCGCCGTACTGCTCGCGCACGACCGGTCGGCCGTTCGGGCCGAGGAGGCCGTCGATGGGGTTCTTCGTGTACATGCCGGCGCGGCGAGCGGCGGCACGGACCCGGGAGAGCGCGCGGGCGTTGCCGAGGATGAAGGTCGGCGACCCGTCCAGGTAGGACAGGAAGTCGTCGATCGCGTCCAGGGCCTTGTGCTCGGCACGCGTGTCGGTGTCGAAGTCGCGCCAGTCGAGCACGGCGCCGGTCCCGATCTCGGTCGAGGATCCGACGAGCGCCTTGTCGAGGCCGTCGAAGCCGTTGGCGTCGACCGCGGTGTCGCCGTTGATCACGGCGTCCTGGAACTTCGTGACCGTGCTCTTCACGGTCTGCTGAAGGTTCAGGGTCACGTTGGACGACGCAGCGGGACCGATCTTGGCCAGCACGCGGTCGACCGCGAACGAACCACCGAGCGGGGCGAGCGTGACGTTCACCTTGACGGTGGTCACGGCCTCGTCCGTGTACTCGGTGTTGTAGCCGCGGAAGGCTGCGCTGCGCTGGGTGGCGAGACGGCGGTAGCCGTAGTCGAGGGTCGCGCCGCCGCCGACGGGGTTGACGGCGTCGTCCCAGATCATGGCGTCGGCGATGACGGATTCCTTGCGGAACTCGTCGATCACCGCGACGTCGAGATCCGCGACTGCGTTGTTCTTCGACTCGTTCAGAGTGATGGGCATTTCATCTCCTTAGGTGGAGTCAGCCTCCGAGCGCCTTGCTGACGGCGCCCTCGAGGGTGGTGGGTGCTGCGGGTGGTTGACCGCCCTGGTGTCCGCCTCCGCTCGTCGGGGGCAGCGTGGGGCCGGTCTTGAAGGCGGGGTTGCTCTCCATCGCCTCAGTGATGAAGGTCTTCACCGCCTCCGGGTCGCTGGGATCGACCGCAGCGAGCTTGGAGTCGAGCGACTTCGCGTCGAGGATCGCCGCGGCGTTCGCTCCGAGTCCGCCGGCGGCGAGGATGACCGCGTTCGCTCGGGCGAGCTGCGCGTTCTGGGCCGTCAGGGTCTCGTTGGTCTGGGTGAGCTCGCCGACCTGCGTCGTGAGCTGCTCGTTCGCCTGCCGGCGCGACTTGCTCTCCTCGCGCAGCTCCCGGATGTACTCGTTCGGGTCGCCGCGGAAGTCGATCGGCTGCTGAGAGGACGGACTGGGCGGCTGCGGTGCGGGCGGGGCCGGCGGCTGAGGCGTGGGTGCCGGGGGAGCGGGTGCCGGGGGAGCGGGTGGCGGGGTCGGTTCGCCGCCGGCGGGCGGCGCGGGCGGGGTGTTGCCGCCCTCCTCGCCTTCGTAGCGGATGCCCATGAGGTCGTGGCGGGTGCGGCCGATGATCGCGAGGCCCTCGCGGTCTCTGAGGACGGGGTGCAGCGTGCTGCGGGTGGTCATGTGAGCCTCCAGCTCGGTTGTGCCGACCTCTCGTCGGCGTGAGAGCCCGCCCCTGCGGCGGACATGACCGTGCCGCCCGTGCAGGGCCGGGCGGCACGGAGTCGATAGGCTGTGCCAACTTGAAGGGAGCAGCGGTGGAAGTATTTGCGGCCGTCGCCGTGGCGGCGCTTGCCTTAGTAGGGACGATCTGGACCGCCGTGAGGAATAACCCACGCGCGAAAGAGGAGGTCTCACTGCTGGAGGTGTTGCGTAAGGAGCTCGACAGCGAGCACGACACGATCGTTCGGCGCCGCCTACTTTCCGCTCAGCGGTCGCTGGCCCTGCGAGTCGAACTCAGGTTCGGAAGCGATCGAAAACAGCAGGAGCTTGTACGACTAGCGTGGCTCTTCACGGCAATGACCGTGCTCGCTTTTTTGCAGACCAGCTATGAAATCGGCTGGGACCTCAACGCGCCACTCGGCACGTCGGCACACAGCCCATGGTTCTGGGCGGGTTTGCTCGCCGCTCTGTTGACCGGGCTGACACTCTCGGCAGCGTACTCGCGTAGTCAGGCTGTGCTTCGGAGTATCGAGGAGCGCGACGATGATGCCCCTAGTCCGACTGAGTTGACGTCTCCGCAGACCGCAACTGCCAAAGCAGGGCTATTGCGTTCTCGCGCGTCTCGCCCTCGGCAATGAACGCAGCAACGATCTCCTCGTCGGTGGCTTTGTCGACGTCGGCGAT